CCCTTAATTCCATGAACATCAACTGCTTGCCATTCATGAGCTCCAGAACTAGTCTTGGAAATACCAAAATCAACATACTCGCCTTGAACAAGGTATTTGTATTGTTGATTCTCAACTTGAATAGTAGAATGATGAACGAAAATATCAGATCCTGAACGAGATCCATCGGTTACAGTAATAAAACCATAACCTGCTTTGTTATTGAACCATTTAACACGGCCAGTTAATTGTTCGGAAGCACTAGGTGTAACAACGTCTTTATTAGATGACATATTTATAATACAATATCAGTCATTATCTTTATATAGTTTAATTTAAAATATATTTATACAATTCAAACTTTATAAACAAAACCTACATTTTTAAGCTTAAAATTTTTATCTTTATATTTAAATCTCATTAAATATTGGTATAATATTTTTGATAATACAGATTGAACACATAAATATTTAAAATTATATTTCTTAGCAGAATCTATTAAATAATATAAAATATTTCTACAAAATCCTTTTTGTCTATATTCAGAACTTATATAAATTCCAAATAAAATCAGCATATTCGAATCGTTTTTAAAAAATATTAATTCTCCTCCTTCGCAATCAAAAGCTACTTTACCTTTTTCATATGTAGAATAATTTGAAAAATAATTATCAATTGATTCTATAAACCCCTCCATGTTGTATTTGTTATTTAATATTTAAATCTTTTGTGTTATATAGTATACATGTGTTAATACAAATCTTTCCAAATCTGAATTTTTTGTAACATCTAAATCAGTTACATCTATTTTTGTAAAATCATATAGTTCAATATTATTATAAGAAATATATTCAAAAACCGGTATCAAATTAATGGCATCTGGTTCAACCAATTCTTTTAAATTTACATTATAATCATGCGCCATTTTTCTTACATAATTAAATACAGCTAAAGAAATCATCTTTAATCGTTGGTCGCGTTGATTTTCAGCCTTTTTGTTAATCATTTTAAAAACATTAAAAATTGACTCTATAAATTCAGACATTTTATCGAATTCTCCTCCATTCGCTTTTGACATTTTAATATATACAGTAGATTTTTTTAATTAGTTTTTTTCATTATTTCTAATTCTCTTTTAAAATTGTCAATAATAAGAAAATAATTTGGTTTTTCTTCGTATTCTAAACATCTAACATGTTTTATATAATTTACTAGAATTTCGGGTAATTTGTTATTACTAGTTATATCTTTTTTTAATTGTTTTGTATTACCAATATTTTCTGATGTCAATTCTTGCCATGGTAGGGTTCCTAAATAAAAAAAAGCTAACATATACCCTAATGATTCCATGTCATCTCTTCTACTTAATTCAATACAATCGTGAGCATTTATGCTAGCATACGTTAAACTACCTATTAAATTATTACTTTTTTTTATTGGATTATGTTCATCGTTATTCATATAAGACTTACATAATCCAAAATCTATAATATATATTCGTTTTCGTTCATTATTTAACCCTAACAAAAAATTGTCTGGTTTTATGTCTCTATGTACTAAACCTTTATCGTGTATTGTTTTTAAAAGAATTATAATTTGAATCCCTATTTGTAATACACTAGTTAGAGAGAAAGTTGAATTATTTTTTACCGATTGTAAAGAATCTCCTAATAAATTTATAACCATATAATAATTTTTTTCATCTTTTCCGAACCATTTAACAAATGGAACACCTTCTACATTATTTAAGTATTGATAAATTAGTGACTCATTCTTAAGTAATTTCATATCTTTTTCAATAGGTTCTACTTTTATCGCAACAAGTTCTCTCGTTCTTATATTTTCACCTTTGTAAATTAAACCAAACGACCCTTCGCCTATTTTTTCTATTATTCTATATTTTTTATTTATAAGATCCATTATAAATAAAATCAAAAAAGTATTTAAATAATATTTTAATTAAATTCATTAAAGAGTAAAAATATATACAGTAAAAACATGTGTCATTATTAATATTAATTGTTGAATTATCATTGTTAATTTACCATAAAAATTAATGGGATATACGTCTGTTAATCCTACACCTGATTGAATAGTTGTACTTAAAAAAATATAATCTAATATAGTAAAATCTTCTTTAATAGGTGGCTTAAAATCCTCTCTAAAATAGTAATATACAAACGCAAAGATTAAAATACATGTTATATGAAATAAAACAGTTCTGATTAATAGCTTCATATAGTATACAAAGGTTTTTTTTAAACATAAAGTGATTGATTTGTTACTACATATTTTAAAGTCATATTTTGTATTTCCTTTAATTTACTCAAAAATGCTACATTTCCTGTCATCTCAGCAATTTTTTCCATTTCACCAGAAATATTATTAATTTTTAACAGAGCTTTTACAAATTCACCTAAAAATATTTGTTTTTCTTCGTCCATCTCTTGTAATACTATTTTACACGATTCTACATCTTGGCAATCACACCATTTATCTACATAATTTAATAAATCATAATTAATATTATAATCAAATCCGGTATTTATTTTAAGAGATGTCTCTTTACTATGATAATCTTCATACATTTTTGTTACAATTTTTACAATATTATGTAACTCATTATCATCAATTTTTGGCGAGTAATCCTTAAAATCGTCTTGAACCGTGATATTTGTAAAAATACTAAACAAACTAACCAATTGCTTAGATGATAAATGCTCTATTAATTTATCCTCTAAAATTTTAGCAAATACTAAACAATGAACTTCCCTCAATTGTGAAGCAATTTTACCTTTTAAAGAAAGTTTTAACGTAGTTTCATCTGAAAAATCACCATCTACAAACTCTTCGTCTTTTAATAAATGTAGAACATTATATACACCTGATTTAATATATGAATTTAAACTATCTAACTGATTTTGTAGGCTGGATATGTCACTTTCTTTTACACTAATTTTTTGATATGAAAATTTATCTTGATCTATAAATTTATTATTATCACGAATATTTTGGATTTGTCTCTCCATTTCCTTGCGTTTTTTATTTACAGCAAATTTTACATTCTTCTCCAATTCAATATATTGTTCAATAATTTCACTTGGTGTTCTTAAATGCGACGAACCTGCTTTCATATTATCTAATTCTGTATTCGCAGCGGTGATTTTATAATAGATTTGTTTCATTTGACTATCCAAATCTCCAGTTACCATACTTCGACTGGCAAAACTAACCAGGTTATTATCACCAATATCCAATAAATTAAGCAAAAGATTATAAGAAATCTTAAATTTAGATGAAAGCGTTTGTGGTTTACCATTCATCATATTTTTATATCCAACTGACTCGACATTTCTGAACAAATTATTTAAATGAATAACATGACCAACTGTATCTAGTCCTAGACGTCCTGCTCTTCCAGCAGCTTGAGTATATTCATGACTGTATAACATACGATTAATTTCACCATTAAATTTATTAACATCTGTAAAAATTGTGGTTTTAACAGGTAAATTAATGCCTACGCTCATGGTTTCGGTACAAAATAATATTTTAATAAACCCTCTCGCAAACAATAGTTCAGTCATTTCTCTCAAAATTGGCATTAACCCAGCATGATGAATACCTACACCTTTTCTAAGAAGTTTAACTGTATTAACATACTCTGGAAGATGTAAATATTCTTCGAAATTTGGTAGCTTTCTAATAATTTGTTCACATTCCCTGTCTACTGTGTAAGGAACTTTGCTATCAAACTCCAACAAATTTGTAGTCAACTCTTCGGCGCATTTTTCTAATTGCTTACGAGAAAATACATAGCATAACGCAGGCAACATTTCTTTTTCGACCAAATATTCTGTGACCTTATTTAAAACATGTTGCCTTTTAACGCGAATGTCATTTTTTTCAAAAAGTTTGAGGACCTTAGTTGTATTCTGATACTGAGTATCATTAAAAACATTGTTAGCATCTTGAATAACAAATGGCTTGTCGATGGCGCTTTTAATTTCTTGTTGTAAAGACTTATCTTTAATATGCTTATTAACGCCGTTTGTAGCTGTAATAAAACTATAATGAATAAGAGGAACGGCTCTTATTTGTTTTTGAGTTAAATATACCTCTTTATCACTGAATTTTGTACTCGAACCTCGATTCTCTAACCAATAGGCGAATTTAGTAGGATCATCTAACGTTGCTGATAATCCAATCATTTGGACTTGTGGTGGCAACATCATAATGCTTTGTTCCCAAACATGACCTCTAGATTCATCATTAATCATGTGAATTTCGTCAAAAACAACACATCCCAACTCTTGTTCAATATCCATTTCGAAAGATATAGAAGAACTCGGTGCGGGAGAACTACTCTTAACTTGATAAAGTTTATTTAATAAAATTTCTGTTGTCATAATTAATACATCTGCTTCAGGATTTGTTTTAATATCTCCTGTAATTAAACCAACGCTTAGATGCGGATATTTTCTTGTGAAATTATAAAATTTCTCATTTGAGAGTGCTTTAATTGGACTTGTATAAATTGTTCGTTTTCCTTTTGAGTGAAAAAAATTTAAAGCAAACTCACCAGGCAAAGTCTTACCTGACCCAGTTGGAGCGCACACTAAAACATGGTTTCCGTCAACAATGCCTTTTACGGCCCATTTCTGAAAATCATGAAGTGGATATTCATACATTTCATGATATTTTTCATACCCTTCATCGTCTGATTTCGGATAATTGTAAGAGCAAACTTTGACCATATTATTTTGTGTATATTATATATATATAATTCTTTATATTGTTTATTAAAATAGTTATTAAAAGTATTTAAAAAAATTGATATAAAAAAGTATTTTACATGTAAAAGCATAATACAATCATCAACGTTTCATCAAAATGACTGCCTGTTTAATTCCATTTAATTTAAAAAAATTGTCTTCTAGAGATAGACTTCGATATAGAATTATACCAAAAATATCTATTTGTTGTGATATAGATAAAAATAAACTTTCTGACATAATTCAATTTACATTTATACAGAATGGCGATTTTAGTGTTATTGGTTATAATACTCATTCCGAAGAATTTTGGGCTAAAAAAATTGTTAAAGATGAATTTCTATTACACTTTACATTAAATATAAAATCACATGGTTACGAAAAATCAAATATAATTGTGCATCCAATAATTGGAAACGATAAAGAAATACAAAATTTGGTATCTGAAATCAAAGAAATGATAAATCTATACGAAAGTTCTAATTTTATTAAACATTGTGTGGATGAAAAATTAGAATAAAAATAATAAAATAAATTTGATACTTAAAGGCGGACTACTACATAATGTAGAGAAAATCCTTCAATTTTAGAAAAAGGCACTAAAAAAGTTCCCTTCACATGTAGTATCGAATTTTAAATTTTTTCGGGGAAAGTTTTTTTGAGTTTTCAATTTTGGACATTTTTAATGTCCATTTTTCAAAACCTAGAATATTTTATGTCAAATAATGCAATTGTGAGACCATAATTGAAAATTAGCATCTCATCACCAAAAAAATAATTCTAAAATTGTTACGATAAAATTTTTATATTTTAATTTAAAAAGTATTTAGAGGTTTTTTTCTGTCTACTAATTAGAAGACAATGGTAGACATTTTTTACCCAAAAAACCCCAAAAATTTTTCATGTGAATTTTGTGACTTCTCATCAAGCAACAAGAAAGATTATAACAGACATTTATTGACACTGAAACACAAAAAGGAGACAAATGGAGGACAAGTAGACGAGACTGAGAATTGTGAAAAACATATATGTGGATGTGGAAGAGAATACACATGTCGTCAGGGCTTATGGAAACATAAAAAAAATTGTTCAACCTATAAAACCCCAAAAAAAACCCCAGACAAAGAACCAGAGTCTGACCTTAAAATACTTACCAATTTAGTATTGGATGTGGTTAAACAAAATCAAGAATTAGTTAATCAAAATAGCGAACTTACAAATAAAATTGTTGATATATGTAAAGTAGGACAAACTACTAATAGTATAACAAATAGTAATATTAATTCGCATAATAAAACATTTAATCTTAATGTGTTTTTAAATGAAACATGTAAAGATGCCATGAATATAACCGATTTCGTTGAGTCTCTCAAACTTCAATTATCTGACTTGGAAAATGTTGGAAGATTAGGTTTTGTAGAGGGAATATCAAATATTATTGTAAAAAATCTAAAAGAAATGGATGTACATAAACG